TTGGAATGTTACACGTCCTTTATATTCACCTTCGATTACATCCCAACGAAATTGAATATAACGCTCACCAACATAACGCTTTGTTTCACCATCAAACAACTTATCAACTGTTTTCCACTCTACGCCAGTGCATGCAACTTTGGTGATGGTTTTATCTGGCATTGGTGCGATGTCAGTTGATGATTCAAAGTTACCAGTTACGGTTGTTTTGTTCAGTGTTTCGCCTGTTGATTTAGTGAAAAAACCCATGTTATTTACCCTCTTCAATTAATGTTTGTGCAGGTTGTTCTGCTGTTTTATCTTCAATTCCGTAATATTCGCAAATCTGTGCATCAATTACAGACAAGTCATTATCAATGATTTCTGATTTAAACATCCCAATTGGTGATTTTACTGTGTCAGTACCATCGTTTTGTGTTCTGAAAAAATACCCGTCATCGTTACGAATTGACTTCAAAACGATGGTGAACATGCCTTCAAGCACCACTTTTTCATCTAGCATCTTGCCAATCGTTTTCATCTTTGCATTCTGTCCATACTCATCAGTTTGAGTGTGGGTAAGAATGTATACGCGAACATCATCATCTACATTCAAAACAGACTGCATGACATCCCAAGAGTGACGTGCAATCTCTGTGAACTTTTCATATCCTTTTTCTTGGCTTCGCTTCATAAACTCGTTAGCCATTAGATACTGAAAATCATCAATGATAACGATTGATTTTCCGTTCTGCTTTGCTCGCTCGATGGCTGCACAAATGTTTTTTGTGCTGTCCGTGCAAGCAACAGATCCTGTTTTTGTTACACCATCCCAAGGTTTCCAGTTTTTTGAACTGAACGGAAGGCGCTTTTTAATCACCTGAATCCATAAGCACTTTTCTGGGTCTAGGTTGCGTCCACTGGTAGATTTACCAGTTCCGCTATTACCCATCACTATCACTCCGGTTCCCATCTTTTTTACTCCGTTGTTTCGCTTCGATGTGATAAATACTATTCGCATAAAAACATCCAGTCAAGCATTGTTTAAACATTATTTTCAGCGTAGTATTAAACGTAATTGCAAACGTAAGGAGAAATTAAATTGAGCAAATCGATATTAGAACAAATCAAAGAGCAAGAAAAAGACCAGCTTGAGAAACTTATTGCATATGCAGGGTCAGCGTCTGCTCTTGCGTTGCTTATCGATACTAGCGCACAGGTTGTAAGTGGTTGGGTTGCAAGAGGCCGCATTAGCGCAACAGCAGCACTTAAGGTAGAAGAGTTCACAAATGGAAAATTCAAGGCGTCAGAAATGCGCCCAGATGTTAAGCAATGGAGAAACAAATAGATGGCTAGTTTCGTTTATGACTACTTAGAAGCAGGTTTTCGAATTTTTCCACTGTGGGGTGTAAACACTGACGGAACATGTAAGTGCGGAAACGCTGATTGTAAAACAATTCTCAAACATCCGCGCATATCGAATTGGACAAACGTACCGCACTGGTCAGATGAGCAAATCGAGGTAATGGAAAGCACAGGCCAGTTAGATACTGGCTTTGGTGTTGTTGTTGATGACCATCTAGTGATAGATATCGACCCGCGCAACGGCGGTGATGAATCATATAAACGGTTATGCAAAGACACTGGAATTGACTATGAAGCGGAAAGCGGCTTTGTTGTGGCTACTGGCGGTGGCGGGTTGCATATCTATTTTAATAACATTCCACCTGCGTCACTCATGGCGCACCATAACGACTATAAAGGGATAGATTTTAAATCCGGAAGCACTTACATGGTTGGTTGCGGAAGCCTTCACAAATCAGGCAATTACTACGAAAAGAAAAAAGGTAATCCGTGTGATTTAACGCCAATTCCACCAGCTTTGCTTGAGCTTTTAAAGAAGCCAGATCATTACCGTGCTGTGTTTAACGGGGAGAGTCTGGACGTAACTGAGCAAGAAATATGCGACATGCTGGCTCATGTTAACTCAGACGTTGATTATGACGATTGGATAAAAATAGGGATGGCCGTTCACCACTCTACCAATGGGGATGGTTTTCACCTGTGGAACGCATGGTCATCAAAAGGCAAAAAATACAATGGCGGTGATGAGCTCGATAAACACTGGCATTCTTTCGGTAAATCAGCAAACCCTGTCACCATTGGTACGCTGTTCCATATGGCGGAGGCTGGTGGATATAAGCGGTCAATTACTTTTTCAGTGTCAGAAGATGATGCAAAAGAAGTAATAAAATACAACAACAGTGACCACCCTTTCTCTATTGACACCATAGACCTACTACGCCCACCCGGGTTCGTTGGAAAAGTTACCAACTGGATAAACTCACAATGCTTATTTCCTCGCGAACATCTAGCGGCCGCAGCGGCAATATCAACCATTGGTAACATTGCAGGGCTGCGTTATACAGACGATTTAAGCAGCGTTACGGCTAATCTGTTTGTGTTCGGTGTGGCTGCATCAGGGACTGGTAAAGAAGCAATCATGACAGCTATGATGGACTTGCACATTGCGGCAGGCGTTAGCGCTGCTGTACACGGTGCCATCAAGTCTGAGCAGGAAATTATCAGAAACCTTTTACGCCACCAAATGGCTGCATACCAAATCGATGAGCTAGGGATTGTACTGAAAAAGATTTCAAACGCCGGAAAGAGTGGTGCCAGTTATCTGGAAGGTGTAATCGGAACGCTAATGTCGGCATATGGGAAGGCGAATGGCTACCTAACTATTAGCGGAGATCTTAAAGAAGATATTCGCTCAAATCTCATGAAAGAGATTGCACTGTGTGAAGACAAGATAAGCAACAACGAAGAAAAAGAATTCTTTGAAGCACGATTACCACGCGCAAAATTCAGCTTGAAAGAAATTGACAAGGGGATTGTTGCACCATTTCTTTCCATGTTTGGCGCGACTACGCCAGTGACATTTGACGGAATGGTTAACTATGAGCAGGCAACAAACGGGTTCATTGGTCGTGCATGGATTGTGCGTGAGCATGAGACAAACCCGCGCAAGAAAAAGAAATTCAAGAAAGCCCCGCCTGACAGCTACATGAACGCCACTTTAAAACAACTTTACAATCAGGGCACCTGCAATCCTGATATGCAGGTATGCGTAGAACATCGTGGTGATAAGATTGAAGTACGCACAGACAAAGAAGCGGAAGACATGCTTGAGCAGGTTTCTGATTGGATTGAAGACTATGCAGAGAAGCACAAGGGAGCTACAGGGCTGGAAAGCATCGTAAAACGCGGTTATGAGCTATGCGCAAAGATAAGCCTGATACTTGCCATACCATCTGGGTTACGCACGGCAGAGCACGTTAGGTGGGCTTATGCTGCCATGCGCAAAGATGTTGATACCAAAATAATGCTGGCTCGCTCAAATATGTTAGCTGAGTCAGAACGTAGCGACTCGCTGGTGGATGTTCTACGCACTCGCATAATTTCAGCGTGTGGTTATGAAGAAGGAGAGCCAATCAGTGTTATCTGCCAGCGCGCCACCAACAAGAAATACACCAAACAGGATGTGCAAGCGATGGTTGTCGCCATGGTTGACGACGGAAGCCTTGAATCATACGAAGTTGAGCACGGGAAAACTCATGTGAAATCGTTGCGGTATGTGGCAGTTTAGACTAAGATTGGTAGTTATCTGGTGTTGTGCACCATAGCGCTCTTTGATACACAGTTTTTTTGCTTTATTAAATTATTAAGTTTATAGGTTTTAGAAACCCCCGAATCGAAAGAAACGGGGGTTTTGCGTATCTGGGTCTCTATATAATATATAAAGTTAATATTTTAATATTGTTATATAGAGAAGTATCATATAAACTTAACGCCGAACTCGCCATACGATAACACGCTTTTTATGCAAATGGAATATCTTTAAAAACTTTATTTTTATGAATTTCTTAACTTGTAATAGTTAAATTATTGGCGTAGATTTAATGACAGGTGAAGCGCAATTGTGCGCGGCATGGTTAGGCGAGTGGAGATACAAAATGACCTACGCAAACATCACAATCGGAGATTTACTGGATACATACATGTACGCAGAGCGGCCTGACAACTTTGAAGGCATCATCTGTGACGCTGACAGCCAAGCGGTGGCAGTTATTTTCAATAGTTAGCAGCAAGGCAAGCAAACGTACTATCCGTGCAAAGAAATAAAAACTAAACCGATTCAGCAAGCGTTAAAAATAGGAGTAAGACCATGAACTATGCAGAGATGAGCAAAAGAGAAATAAACGTAAGACTTCACGCGCTGATTGTGTGTCGTGATAAAGCGAAATTCACAGGAATCAAAGGCAATTACACATTTTGGATTGTTGACGGAAAAGAAGTCACAGCAAAATATGACCCGCGTGAGATTGCGAACTACAGTGGCGACATTTCAGTTTTATGGCCCTTAATGATTGAGCATAAAATCGCAGTTACACCGCTAACTGATTGCCCGGGTAAATTTTCAGCGGATAGGGTTGTCGAGGTTAACGATATTGATTTTGATGAGGATTGTTTTTTGGTCGAGTCAGATATCTGCTATCAAGATTATGACCCACTGAAAGCGGCTTGTTTTGTTCTGCTTATGGCGTTGGGAGATGAGTGATATGTGCAACACAAACTTAACCCGCGAACAACTCATCAGCATCCTAAGTGATGCGCAGCAACTGGTGCAGAATGCTCGGTCTGCGTTAACGCTAGATGTGGCGTATAAAGGCACTAAAGAACCGGCGCTGTTTGGATTTTATGAGGATGAGTGCAAAGCAGTGCATAAGCGCGTTGATGCGATATTGGAAGCGGCTGGTGTTGAGTTGGTTGGCGATGATGTTACGGCATTTAACAAAACCGATGAAGTAACAACATTGAATTTCCAAAACTAGATATGACAATGTGGCACTTTAGATGATAGCCCCATCACAAAAACACCGATTCACCACGAGAAAAGAGGCTTTACTGTGGCTTGATGACAATAACTTCAAACGAGTCCGCGGCATGAAAGGTTATTATTTAAACGACAAATATTCAGCAAATTTGCAACATATGCCATCGGGTGCGTGGGTTGTGATTGTTGGAATTAGTGATAGATAACAAGGAGTTAAATTATGTTAGTACTATGGATTATCTGCGCATTATTAACCGGCGCAATCGCAAGTGGTAAAGGTAAAAGTTTCGGAGCTTGGTGCGCGATTGGTTTTTTGATTGGCGTA